TTATTCAAAATGTGCAGGCGCCAGCGCTCTGATATAGGCCTGACAGGCCTGCAAGGCGATCAGTCCGCGGTCGCCTTCGCCGGTGATGGCGACAATTCGTCGAGCATGCGCCGGGTCAAGTCGGGCGCGTACGGTTGCATGATCCACGCCGCCGGCGCCGGAGGCGGCTGGCACACCGCAGCCTTGGGCAGCGTCGCCTGCGTCGATGAGGACTGACAGGCGCAGATCAGCAGTGGCAAGGCGATCGCGCAGGCGATCCTGATCACGTTGGGCATCGTTCAGTGCTCGGTAATGGGTTTGTTCACTGGCCGTGAGCCGTTGCTCCAGAGCCAGGCGCTTGTCCTGCTCGGCCTGCTGCGCGGTGGCGGCCGTCAGAGTCAATTGATTGAGGGTTTCGGCGTGCAACCGCGCCTGTTCGGCCAGTTGGCGGTCGTAGCGCCAATCCTGAAACTGCCAGGCCAGTGCCGCCGAACCTGCGGCCAGCAGCATCAAACCGATCAGCCGCCAGACGCTCAGACCGAAGGCAGGCATAGCACCGCCCTCGCCCGCCCCCAGAGTTCCAGGCGATCCTGCAAGCCGTTCAACCCGCCGTTGATCCGCCGGGTAATGCTGTTGAACTGATCCTGATCCGCCAGCGCGTTCAGGCCGTTCTGCGCCCAGAACCACGCGGCGGACTCGGCCGCCCATTGCGGTTGTTCCAGCAGTTCCGGCAGCGCCAGCAAGCGCTCGTCACCGAACAGCCCGAGGCTGCACTGGCGATAGTTGGCGCGGCCGGTGATCTGGATCAGCCCGCGCCCGCGATACTTCTGCCCGTCGCCATCGGCCTCCGGCGTGTTGCCCAATCGCAAGGCCAGCGTACCGGTGTCGTATTTGCTCAGATATTGGTTGTTGCCCAGTTCACGCACGTACTGCAATTGCCCCGATTCGTGTCCGATCTGGGCGAGAAACGCGGCAATGCGCTTGGGCGTGTCGATGCGATGGCGCGCCATGGCATCGTTGAGTGCAGAAACAAAAACGCCCGCTTGGCGGCGGGCGTTGGGCATGATGTTGAGTAGGTTGTCTTCAGTAATTTGCATAATGCTCGGTCCTCCCTGGATGCTCCGATTGAATCACGGTTGGCGACCAAAGCTGATCAGCCATTGTTTACCTCAGTTTTCAGAGTGCTGTCCGGGGAAACCTGGATCATTCGCTTGAACAAACCCAGCATGCCTTGATTGGCCGTCGCACTCTCGAGCGGCGGATCCAGTGGCAGTACCTGTCCCCCGGACACCTGCCACTCCTGGTACTCCACCCAGTCACGGTTGGTCGGCTCTTGTGGAATAAACGCTGAATCACTCAGGCGCAGAACGCCGGACGATGTGAGCTGATAACTCATGGATTTGCCTCCTAGATTTCCGCGTCCGCGGTCCATTCGATCTGCAACATTTGCCCGGGGACGCTGCCTACAGGAGTCACGGTGGCAATGGCAAAGCTTCGCTCGGTAACGCTTTGCACATTGGTTCCAGTACACGCTTTCATGAGGCCCTGGTTCCAGACCTGACTGCTCGTATCTCCCGGGCAATAAAGCACGACGGTAGGTTGCACGCGCTTGAGCACCTGCATATCGACACTCATGCCGTACTGACCTGCATTGGGTGCCGCTGCCTGGGTGAAGGTGCCGATACAGGTTGCGGCACCATTGTTCGAACGGATCGGCAGACGATTCGCAAAAGACTTCTCGAAGTAACGCTGACAAAGGCTCAGCTCTTCTGCCGCTGGACGGTATTCGAACGGTGTCACAACCGGCCCCTCTTCCAGCTGCATCTGTGCCAGATCGACGGTCTGCAACACGTTGAGCGGCAGATCGAACGACAAGGTCAGGCAGTCATTCACGCCGAGCATTTTCCCGGCGATGTTTGGCACCTGAAACGTTGCGCTGTATTTCTTCCACGTAGTACTCAGCTGAAACACGTCGACAACCTTCACCACACCTTCCGAGCCACCCGTCCCGAACTGCTGACCAATCGTGAATCGCAACGGACGCGTCGCATCGGACCGCGCCCAGAAGCTGACCGTCGCCGTTCGCCCGGCCAGGGTCCTGACCGATTCGATGCTCTGGGAGACTCTATGCACCGTTGCCCCGGTGCCCGCAGTGGCCTGCTGCCAACGCAGGAAGAAAGCGGGTTCGCCAGTGACCTCGGTTTGACCGAGGGCAAAATCCTGGCGCGAAATGCTGACACCTGCGTTGCCGTTCCAGTCGCACCGGAAGCGATCCGCCACATACCCACCGATGTTCGGCGCCTGATTGGTCGTGCCGCGTTGCCAGATATTGAATCCGCCATTGATCAACAGATTCTTGCGATACACCTGCACAGGAAACTGCTGCAGCGGATCGGGCTTCGCCAGTTGCCGAATGGCCTGGGCCAATTGATCGGTCTGCTCCTCATCCGGCGTCAGGCCGGCGGCCGTGATTGCGTTGAGAATTTCCTGGGTCACACTGTTGCCCCAACTGGCTGGGATCAACGATCCCGGTTTTCCGGCGATGGGGTCTTCATCGACGAACTTGCCATTCTCCAGGCCTGAGCCGGGAACGCTTTTCGGATAATCCACCTTGATTCCTCTTTGATCGGGTCAACGGCTCAGCCGTTCGACCGCAGCAAGCCTTCAAGCCAGTCGGGCTCTACCGGACGAGCCTGGGCATCCGGAAATTCCGGATCATTGGGCCAGTCGCGCAGTGCCTGCCGATAGGCAAGAAGCTGTTTGAATTCTTCGGTACGCAGCGTCGTGCCCTCGCCGACTTCCAGCTCTTCAGCGTCACGCCACACCAGCCATTGAGTGTCTTGCAGGACGTTGTCGCGCCACGCGCGCTCCCGGGAAGCCAGTGCCTGCGGGGAGATGACCGGGTCGATCAATACGGGCTGACCGCTGGCACTGGCGCTGATGACCTTGCAGCTTGCCTGCCCGGCAAACAGTTCGGCGTATTGGGCGCGGGTGATTTCCACGGCGCCTTCAGGCGGCTCCGGATAGGGGCTGTCGACCAGATCGAATCCGCGACTCTGTGCGTAAAAGTAAATAGTCGTCATGGTTATCGCCCCCAAACCAATATGCGTCCCGAGATTCCAGGTTCAGCCTTCACACTCGACGCCAGGACATTGCGAACCCTGGCAACAACCGTCGATGTCGTGGAGTTGGCCCCGTCGAATGCCCAGACAGTGACGTTGGAACTACCCCAGCCTGCCGGATAACCCTCATTGGCGATCCCGCCGAGGACAGCATTGGGAAACATCATCGGCAATGACACCGTCATGATTCCATTCGCATCGGAGCCCCCGGTCACCCACTGCACAATCAAGCCGCTGGGAAGTTTCTGATATCCGGCCGTGGCGAACTGCGACGCATAGAGCGCCGAATACTTCAACGCAGCGGTGCCGTAAACGACCCAGACACCCGACTCCCGAACAAAGGTCGCACTCTCGCCGCCGTTCATCGTGATCGACCCCAGATAGGCCCCCTGGGGGCTGATCTGCGTACCGGTTTTACTGGCAACCGTGACCGCTGCGCTGTTTCGGCAATGCAGGCTGATCGTCGCGCCGCTGGGCACTGCAGTGGCGTCCGGCAAGGTCACGGTGTACGCAGCGTTGCCGCCCATCCCGATCGAACAGCCGATATCGGCCAGGGTCAGTTGGGCCGAGCCGGAGATGCCGCGCGCGCTGGCATAGTTGCCAAGCGCTCGCTGGACAAACTCGGCCGTTGCAGCCGATCGGCTGACATCAAATTGCGCAGCCGTCGTGAACAACACCGGACTGCGCAGTGCGTCGAGCAGTTGATGAGTGTTCGCCTCGTTGGGCGTCATGCCGGCGGCCTGTACGACGCTGAGAATTTCCTGCGTGACGCCGTTGCCCCAAGCGGCAGGAATCAGCGAGCCGGGTTTTCCGGCGACGGGATCCTCATCGACAAATTGCCCGTTCACCAGCCCGACGCTGGGTACGCTTTTGGGATAGTCCAAGATTCATCTCCTTATCAATCGGTGGTGCGGGGGCCTGGCAGCGAAGGCCAGGTGATTTCCCGGGGGAAGCCTGTCTGCTTGTCGATGCGATTGAGCTCCACGCTGTAAAGCTTCCATTCGAGCAACTGCATCTGTTCTTCGTGAGTGGCATCGCCGATGTCTTCGGCGTATTGCAGGGGAGCGATGCGCAGAACGGCGTCGCGAAGCAGTGTGTCGCGTTGATTGAGGGCCTTGGAGGTGAGATCCGTCAGGTGTCGTTGCTCATTGAGCACCCACGCGTTGTCCTGCCAGACATGAAACTCGTCGGGGCAAGGCTGGGCGGTGAACTCATCCGTCAGCGCACCCAATTCGCTCCAGGTCTGCTGGGCGCCGTTGTCCTTGCGGTAGACGATGCCACGCAGATCAATCAGTTCGCGAGGAACACCGTTGGCCATCGCCCACGTGCGTCCCTGCTCCGGGGCCGGCAACTCGTAAGCCAGTTGAACGGCGTTGGCAGGCAATTGAACACCGATGCCGGGCGTCACGAAAAACTCCACTGGCCCCACCAAAGCGCCAGCGTCATCGATCAGATAATTGAACATGGAAAAACCTCAGATGACTTTCATGCGGCCGGGATAGGCAACGTTGCGGGGACGGGACGAGAAGGAATAGAGAAGCGTGTTGGCCGTATCCATCTGATAAATGGTGCCGGCGGGGTAGATCGGTCCACCGTTGGAAGGCGTGGAATAGGTTTTCGTTTCGTGAGTCTGCGCGCCGACCGCAGCCAGGCTGTCAGACCAGCGCGAGCCGATGGCTCCCGCACCCTGCGCGCCCATGACATACGAATGCACTGTGCCCGCCTGATTGGTGCCCATGATCCGGCCCGAGTCGACGTTGCGACCTTCGTCCAGTACGCGCAGGAACTCGCCACGCAACTCAGGGCCTCGAAACGTCAGGGCACCGTCACCCGGCGTCCAGTTGCCCTCGTTGCCCACGCGGGTGGCTTCGGTATTGAGCATTCCGGAGCGCTGCGCGTGATCCCACAGCCACGGCCATTCGGCACGATTCATCAGCGTGCCGTTCAGCGCGCCGTAACCTCCGGGGCTGAGCACCATGGTGGTTTCAAAAAACGGCCGTCCCAGTGGTGTGTTGTCGAAGCGCCCGACTGGCCACCAACTGCCAGCGCCGTCGCTACGCAGATGCCACCAGTCACCGCCGCCCATCAACACCAGAAACGGGTAACCGCTCGCAGACAAATGCGTGTGAAAACGGATCCGGTCGGTTCCGGAAGCCTGAACCACCATTCGATTGCCGCTGTTGTCGACACGACGAACAATCACGTCGCGCACACCCAGTCCGACATTGGCGCCGGGCAAGGTGATCGTCGTGGCACCGGGGCTGCCATCGATCAATACCAGACCCAGCTCCTGGTCGCTCAGCGCCTTCGAAGCGGCAAGCCGCGTCACCACCGAGCGCATTGGGCTGGTGGCACCAATGATCGATTGAATGGCTTTGAACAACTGACCGGTATCCGCCTCGGCAGCCGTCTGTCCGGCCCCCGTGATCACGTTCAGGATTTCCTGGGTCACGCTGTTGCCCCACACCGCCGGGATCAATGAACCCGGCGTTCCCGCCACCGGATTTTCATCGACGAACCGGCCATCGACTAGGCCGACGCTGGGGACGCTTTTTGGGTAGTCCATTGGTGCTCGTTCCTCTGTAATGACAAATCAAACGCAGCAGCGTGCAAGCTTTCGCGACAGTGCCGACGTTTCTGTTCCTGAAAATAAAAAGCCCACAATGAAGTGGGCCTGGATAACACTGACTGCGGCTACGAGGCCGGATTGGCTGTCAGTTCACGAATGGCCTGCAACGCCTCATTGGTGGCAGCGCGGGCCTGATCCATCTGACTGTTGGTGGCGAAGGTGCGGATCCGGGTCTTGGCTTTCAGGCGCAAAGTTCGCAGGGTCAGCAGGCTGTCGCCGAGCCGGGTCGCCTTGTCCAGAATCTGATCGGCTGCCTGCCTGGCACTGCGCCCTCTGGCGACCCAGGCTGCGACAGACAGAGGCACATCGTTTCTCGGGTAGCCCGCGTCCTGAAAGGACTGCGCGTCGACGGCAGCCTGAGCGTACTCCAGCGACTTGAGCGGATCGCCGGCCAGCACGGCACGGGCGCTGTCGGCGGCCGCATCGATCCGGACGCAAAGCACTTCGGCTTCCTGCTGATCCAGCTGACTGCCTCGTGCGCTGTCCAGCACCCAGGCTTTTCCATCCCAGTCATGGGCGGCGGACGGCTGAAGTGGACGCAACCCCTCTTCGAATTGATGCAATTCCTGAATGATGTTCATCGGATCAACTCCCATGAAAAATTGACGTTGACCGCCGAACTGAAATTGATGGCGATCCCGTTGGAGTAGTCGCCGGGTGACAGGTTTTTCAGGCCCATGCTGAACAGCAGTTCATCACTGGAAGCATTACTGGCGCCCAACGTGTGCTCGGCCTGATAGACCTGCCAGAGAGAGCGCAATTCGTTGTGGTCGAAGCTGGCAGTCAGGGTCGATACGGTTGTGTCGTTGAGCACGTTGCTGGTGAAGATGCACGCCGTCGCACCGGCAGTGGACCAACCGTCCCAATTGCCCGAAGTCCCCACCGTTGGATTCAGGTAGCAGTAGTTACCGCCCAGCCAACCGCCCGGTGCAAAGGACACGCCGGTAATGCCTGTCGGATGCGGTGTCGGGTTGCCCACCACCAGCCGGGCCGCCCGGGCGTGGGGATCGACAGGCAGATAGACCACGCCATTGCCGTTGACCGTCTGGCTCCATGCCAGATGTTTGCGGTTGTAGACCGGTCTGACGATCGGTACCGAGCCGGGCCCGGCAGTCACCACCCAGGCCAGGCACATATCCAGCGGCGTGGATTGAAAACCACCCCCCGCTGCACTGTTGACAGTGCCTTTCAATCCTTCGGGTGCTGGGTCATAGATCGTTCCACGCTGCATGTAGAAAGTCAGTGCCCCGCCAATGACCTGCGCCCTTAAGAAGTAGCCGGTGGTCGGCAACAGATCCGCACTGCTCCAGGCCTGAGTGGTGAACGTGCGAGACCTGCCCAGCTGGCCGGCAACCACCTCCTGGCCAATGCTCACAAACACGCCCGCAGGAATCGACACACGTCCGCCGCTGGTCAACACCGCCGTTGGCGTGATCGGCAGGCGCCCGTCAGGTGTCGCGACTGTCGGCAACGGCAATGAGCCGACCGGCAATGCCGAATCCAGACTCCAGCCCTTGGCCGAAACGCTCTGAATCGCTTGCAGCAGTTGATCGTATTTCTTCTCGTCCGGGGTCAGATCCCCGGCCTTGATCACATTGAGAATTTCCTGCGTGACGCTGTTCCCCCAATCCGCCGGGATCAACGATCCCGGCGTTCCGGTCAGCGGGTTTTCATCGACAAATTTCCCATTCACCAGTCCGGCGCTGGGGACACTCTTTGGATAGTCCACTGTTCAATTCCTGTAGGTATTCGCTGTGGCTCCAGCGATCGGCGGTCAGTTGGCGCACCGATGAAAAACGCCCGCACAGGGCGGGCGTCGGGCCAGAGGTGCAAGCGCTTGTTCACTGTGTCCGAAGGGGCAACCGCGCCAGCCACTTGGGCGGTTCGGGGCGCGACGGGTTATCCGGCGTGTCGCTGGAGGCCGGCCAGTTGCGCAGCGCCTGACGCCAGGCCTGCAATTTCGAGAACTGTTTGTTGCTCAGGGTCGGTTGCGCCCCGACGTCCAGTTCGTCGCGATGACGGGTCACCAGCCAGTCAGTGACCGTGAGCTCAGCCATGCGCCATTGACGCTCTGCCTCGATTTGCGCATCCGGCGAAACATCGACCTGCGGCGGCGCACTAAAGCGCTCGTTGTCGAACAGCCAACCGGTGGAAACCGGGAGGCCGACCGGCACCGGAATGCCGCAATCGACGTCCCCCGTCATCAACGCCGTCACCACTCCATTTTCGATAATGGCTTTCATCCTCATACCTCCCATCTGACGCGAGCGTTGATCCGACCTGAAGTGCTGAGGTTCTGTGACCACGCCGTTATCGCCACACGCGCCGTGTAACGGTCGGTGAAGCCCCCTTCAGGCGTGATCTGGACACCGCCGAAGTTGACCCCGATTTCCTCACTGATCACGCCATAGTCGGTTTTGACGTTGTCATCAAAATCGCTGATCCCGGCCATGTACGCACGAGGTTTGCGTGCCCAGTTCAACGGGACCGAGTAGTTGCCATTGGCACCGGACCAAACGCTGATCGCCTCCAGTCGGGCCTTGTTCGCCAGCAGCGTGAGCTTGGGTAAAGTCCCGGCACCTGCGGTCACCACTCTGGCCACCAGCATGTCGATGCAGGTGGAGTCGAAACCGCCGCCGCTGCTGCCGGTTCCCGCCTTCATCCCCGCAGGGATCACATCGGTATCGAGGCCTTTTTGCGTGTAGCAGACCAGCGCCCCGTTGCGCACCTGCATCCGCAGAAAATAGGTGCTGTTGATATCCAGTCCGGACGAGGTCCAGGCGGAGGTCAGCAACGTGCGCGGACGGGCCGTCATGCCAGCGGCAACTTCTTCGCCGAGGCAGACCAGCACACCGCCCGGCACCGACACGGTGCCGCCAGCGGAAGCGCTCGCAGCACTGACCGGAATGCGCCCATCGGCCGTGGCCACTGTTGGAAATGCCAATGCCGCGAAGGGCATCGCGTCCTGAGACAAGACATTCTTCAGGGCCTTGAGCAACTGATCCGACTCGCTTTCGGAGGGGACCATCCCCGCCGCGCGGATCACGTTCAGCAGCTCCTCCGTAACACCGTTACCCCAGGTCGCGGGAATCAACGAGCCCGGTGTTCCGGTCAGCGGGTTCTCATCGGCAAACCGCCCATCCACCAGCCCGGAGCTGGGCACACTTCTCGGGTAATCCATCCCGTCACTCCTTCCTAGTCATAGTTGATGTGCACCTTGGTATGCGCCGGCGCCGCCCGGTGAATCAGGCATTCCAGCGCCGAGCCCGGATTGACGCCGAAGCGTTCGCCCCAGTAACTCGCGCCATAACGTCGGCCGAGCAGCAGCCGCCCGCCGGTGTTGAGCGTCCACATGAACTGCGCTTCCCAGGTGCCCCAATGCGCTGCGCCGAAACGCGAACGGCCCATGCGCGGGGCTTCGAGTTCGGTGATGGTGGCGTTGGGGTAACCCTGGCTTTTGGCGATTTCCAGGTAGTAGCCGACGGCCTGGCTGCCGACCGCCAGCAAGCGGCGGCGCACGGCGAGGCGACGGTCGTCGAACAGCGGCGTGGCGCCGAGGCACGGGTCGGGCAGGTTCATCACCTGTTCCCAGTCCGGCACCAGTTCGCTGACGCCGGCCGGGTCCATCTCGTTGAGCAGGTCGGCGGCTCGGGCATCAAGGCGCGCCAGTTCGACGGCGACGCCTTGCAGCACTTCCTCGAGTTCCGGCACGCGCTCCGGATCCCACGCCGGACCGCTCGGCAGCAAGGCGCGCAATTGCGCCTGGTATTGCGCGGCGGTTCTTATGGCAGCCATACGCAACCCCCGAAGGTGAGCAGTTCGCTGTCACCCGCGGCCACGTTCGCCACCGGAGCCGAGAGCACGTGATCGGTTTCACCCGCCGCGCTGCTGATTGCCTCGCGGATATGGCTGATCAACAGATCCTCGCCCAGGTCGGCTTCGCGGTTGTGCAGATCGCGCAGTTGGGTTTCGACGGCGGCACGCACAGCAGTGGTGTCGGGGGTCAGCTTCAGTTGATAGGTCACCGGCTTCTGCACCGGCGGACGCACATGGACTTCGGCGGTCACCGGGCGCAACGGCTCGATATAGGCCTGCACTTCGGCCAGTTGATCGGCATTCGGCACCGGTTGCGGATCGTCGTCGCGCATGATGTACACGCCGACGGTGCCCGGCCCGAGGAAGCCGCCACGGCACCAGGCCCGCGTCACGCCCGGCACTTCCAGTGCCCAGGTTTCATAGTCGCTGGCGGAACCGCCGTGGGGGATCACGCGATAGGAACGGATCACCCGCGAGCGCAACGACTCCAGGCTTTCCCGCGCCACGCCGCCATTGAGCCCCGGCGCCAGCACCACAAAACTGTTGCCGACCACGCCGGCGATCGGCTGCACCGGCGTCAACGCCAGCCCGGCCTCGGCGTTGCCCAGACTGCCGGCATCCAGCGCGGCGATGCTGGTGCTGTTGACGCCATTGACGGTGGTGCGCGCGGCAGTGACTTTGAACGTGCGGCCATCACTCGCCTGCAGCAACGTATCGGCGTCCAGCACCGCGCCCGCCGTCGCGTTGAAGCTGACGTTGCCGGTGGCGACCTGCGCCGGTTTGCGCGGCTGGTTCAGACGCAGTGCGGCGATGCGTTCCAGGGTCGATTCATCGGCGGTGTCGGGCAGGATCTGCTCGGCAATCCAGTCGAGATAGCCGTACAGACCATAAGCGGCGCCGCCGAGTGTGCGGGCCAGGACTTGCGCATCGGACTGGCGCAGCGAATCGCCGGCCAGGTCGCTTTGGGTGCGCTTGATCAGCACCGGCAGCGAAGGGGTTTCAAACGGCATAGATCACCTGCCAACTGTTATCGGGGTTGATGTCCAGGCGTTCGCCATCGGCCAGGGTCAGGACCGTGCGCAGGTTCAGGCGCTGGGCGTCGAGGCGTTCGCTGATGATGTCGATGGCGCTGCAATGGCCGTCGTCAATCAGCCACTGCAAGGCTTCGCGGGCATAGAACTCGGCGTCCATCTGGGTCTGGCGGGTCAGCTTGACCCGGCGCAGCAGCCACAGCCGCGAGCCGATACGATCGTCGGCCACGGTGGGAAAGGTGTCGCCCCACCAGCCGAAACGCTCCTCGTCGTCGAGGGCATCGTCGTCGGCGGCGCGGCGCCAGGTGAACAGGCTGATCAGCACCGCACGGGTCAGCGCGGCGTGGAGGTTCTGACTGAAAAGCATCACTGACCTCCCGCCGGCGCGCCGGTCTGGCCACTGCCCGCCTGCACGCCAACGTGCACGTGCTTGATCTGACTGATGCCGCCGGCCACTTGATCGCCTTTGGAAACGATCTTGCCGGTCTGGTTGATCACCGGCGTCTCGAAGTTCACGGCGGTGCTGGCGCGGATGTTGAGCGTGGCGGTTTCGATGTCGATGATCCGCCCCCGCTTGAAGTGAATTTTGTCGCCCTCGTCGGTGTAGATCGCCACCTCGCCGGCTGCCAGCGATTGCAGGCGGTAACGGCGGTCGGCGACCACCAGAGCGATGGCGTGAGAACGGTCGCCGCCGAGAAACGTGACGACGCCTTCAGCACCGGCCAGCGGATGGCTGGTGAAACCGTAGGGTTCGAAGTGCTCCATGTCGTCGTTCACTTCACCGGCGGTGAGGCGCATTTGCAGCGATTGCAGCTTGGATGCCGAATTGGCGAGCACGACAGTGCCGCGCGCCAGCAGGCGTGTCAGTAGGCTCATAGGGTTTCCTTGGAGGGAGGTGCCGGCTCAGGCTTTTTTCGGTGGGGTCGGATTGGCGTCGAAAGTATGCGGCGGCGCCACTTGCAGCGTGGTCACCGAGCCTTGCGCCGACAGCGAATACGTCACTTTGGAGATCAGCATGTCGCCATCGAAACCGAGCACCGGATCCTTGACCTTCACCAGCGTGTTGTGGCGCCACAGATCGCCGTTGGACTGGCGCCAGCCCTGCACCTGATAAGTGGTGGTCAGCGCACGGCCCATGCGCGTGGCGCTTTCCCACTGGGCCCGTTGCTGGGCCAGTTCGAACGTCAGTTGCGAGCCTTCGTTGATGATCGTCGTGCGACGACGCTTGAAGCTCAGGTCGGTCGCGCTGGATTCAACCTCGCTGACCGCTGCCCCGCTCTTCTTGTCGTTGCCCTTTTGCTGGCCGATCACCCGGTATTCGGAGAACACCTGGCTGTGATCCATCGGTGCGTTGGCCGAGAGAATGTTCTTGCCCAGCTCCAGCGCATCGCTGGCACGGCCGCCGCTGCCCGGTTTGGCCAGCACCAGCCGGCCTTCGGCGTCATCGGTGGAAAACACCCGGTATAGCGAGAGCAGACGGTCGATCGACTGAAACACCGTTTCACCCGGAACGATGGTGTGTTTGCTCAGGCGTGCGGTCTCGGGAATCTCGTTGACCACAAACTGCGTGTACTCCCCGGCCAGGGCCTGGACGATGTTCAACAGCGGCTGCTCCTGCCATTGGCCCGGGATGTTTCGCGCCGCACAATCGACCAGATCCTGGGTCTTGGAACTGCCTTCGATGCTCAGGCTGATCTGCCGCCCGTCATAGCTGATCGGGGCCTTGAACACATAACCGGTGAGCACCAGATCCTTGCCGATCCGTACTTCGCACGGGTCGCCGGCCTTGATCCGCTGATCCACGGTCTGCCCCGGCCATTGCCAGGTGATGTCGAGTTTGAAGGTGCGGAACTGGCGCTCCAGGTCCGCGGTGATCTGCACGCTTTTCCAGCCGCCGTATTCCATGTTGTCGACGGTCAGCGTTACGCGGTTGTCAGTCTCGTTCATGACTCACTCCCTGGAAACCTTGACTTCGTTGGGTGAGTACCCCGGATGAGACAGACCGTTGCGCTGAATGACCTCGGTCACACGGGTGGCGTCGCCAAACTGCTGGTAGGCCACGACCACTGCCGGAAAGGTTTCCTGGAAGGTTTTGCTGACCAGTCGCACACCGGACGAAGCCACTGCCTTGAGGTGCGCGATCAGCGCCTCCTTCACATCGGCGATGGCTTGATAGTGCGCGGGGTCGGCCTTGTCCTGGGCCTTTTGCAGCGCTTCGTTCAACTCTTTTTGCAGCGTTTGCAGATCATCGGTGACCGGCACTTCCTGGCGCGTGACCGGCTGCTTCGATTGCTGGTCCAGCGAAGGCGTCGAGTTGAGTTTCACCGGCGTCGACGCCACCGGCATCGAGGCCACCCATTGCGCCGCTTTGACGATCAGGGTGTCCTGCACCAGATTGGCCATCGCTTGCGCGGCGGCGTTGGTGTCCTTGCCGGTGGTGATTTTCGGCGCATCGGCCTTGCGGATGGCTTCGATCTGTTGGGACACGTCGGCAATCACGCCACGGTAGCCCTCCTTCGCGAACTCCTTGAGCTCCTTGATATCGCCGAGCAACCCCTTGAACTCCGCCGCCACTTCCTTGGGCAGTTCCTTCACGGCCCTGACCAGCTCGGTGATCTGCTTGTACTGCGCGATCAGCGGCTTGAGTTGCTCCTTGATCACGTCGTACACGCCGGTGAGGCTGTTGCGCAGATTGGCGATGCCGATCCGCGCCGCCTTGATCAGGGTCATCGCCTGTTCGAAGCGCGCCACCGCCGAACCGAGCAAACCTTCGGCCTTGATCAGCAGGACTTTTTGCGTGCTGACCGTCGCCGTCGGAAACGGCAGCGGTCGGTCGGGGTAGAACTTCAGGCTGAACGTCACCATCCCGCCGTCCTGGCGGGTGTGGGTCATGTCGCACTCGCCGACCTTGACCTGCAAGCGCCCCAGCCACGGATGCACCAGTTCGCCGCTGCCCTGCTCAAGGGCCTGGAGCAGCTTGTCGCGCTGCTCCAGGCAATCGGCACCGATGATGAACGCCGTCAGATCGTGGGTCTTGGCCTGCTGGCCGAGGTCCTCGAAAAACGGCAGGTCGCGTTGCGGGTATTCGTGCAACTGCCCCTTGCGACCGACCGGGGTTTTCGCCTGGTCGATCCAGAAACCGACACCGCGAAAGGATGCCGGCAACAAACGGTCACGCCAGTTCATTGGAACCTCCCATGGAGAGCGAGCGATAGCCGATGCGCGAACTGAGCGCCAGGCCCGGTTGATTGGTTTGCGGTTGATCGGTGCGCAGCCCCGCCGGCGCATTTTCGAAGCGGACCGTCAGGCCGCCTTCGAGTTGCGTGCGGTTGTTGGCGGCGCTTTGCTGGATCAGGGCGCTGGAGGATTGCGGCAACGAGCCGCCCTGTAACGCACTGCCACCCTCGGGTTTCGGGCTGGCACCGAAAAATGCCGGCGCCAGTTCGCCCTTGCCTTCGGCATTGGTCTGGCGCTGCGCCTGGGTCAGGGTTTCAACCTTGCCGGTGACCTTGGCGATCAGCCCGGCGAAGCCGCCGTCGAACAACTCCTTGATCGGTGCGATGACGGTTTGCAGCTTTTGCCACAACTCGCCGAACCATTCGGTGATCGGTCCCCAGTTCTTGATGATCTGCCCCAACGGCGTCCACTCGAACATGTTGTGCAGGAACTCCAGCACCGGTGCGGCCAGCGCTTGCACCACGCCCCACAACGCCGAAAACACTTCGCTGATCGGCTGCCAGTACTGCGCGATCTGTTCCAGCGGCGACCATTCGAACAGGCTCTGGAAGAAGCTTTTGATCGTTTGTGCCGACGTTTGCAGCGCGGCCCAGACCGGTTCGAAAAAGGTCACGACGCTGCCCCAATTGTTGACGAGCATCCCCAGCGGGGAAGAGTCGAACAGGGCGCCAAAGAAGTCCTTGATGGCTTGCGCCGCCGGTTGCAACGCCGCCCAGATCGAGGCGAAGAAACCGGTGATCGCGCCCCAGTTGTTGATGATCATGCCCAGCGGCGTCCAGTCGAACAGCCCCTTGAGAAACGACATCACCGGTACGCTCAAGGCCTTGAGCAGCTCCCAGATCGCCGAAAACAGACCGGTCAACGGCCCCCAGTTTTCCAGGATCATGCCTGCGGGCGACCACGAGAAAACCGATTTGAAGAAGTCGATCACCGGCGCGGTCACGACCTTGACCTTGTCCCAGATTCCCGAGAAGAAACCGATGACCGGTTCCCACAGCGCCGCCAGTGCCTCCAGCGGCCGCCAGTCGAGCACCGAGCGCAACGTCGCCATTGCACTGGCTCCGGCGTTTTTCACGCCCTCCCACAATCCGGTGAAGAACGCGGAAATCGGTGTCCAGTTGGCCACGATCAAACCGGCCGCCACGGCAATGCCCATGGCGATCAGCATGATCGGGTTGGTCTTGAGCACCATGCTCATGACGTCCATCACCTGAGTCATACCGGTGACGGCGGTCTGCATGGCGGAAAACGCAATGGCCCCCGCCGCCAGCCCTTCGACCAGTTTCGGGTTGTCGGCCAGCAGGCTGCCGACCTGGGTCAGCATCGGCTCCAGCCCGACCACCAATGCGCCCACCGCCGGCACCAGTGCGGCGTCCACCGCAGCGGACACCTTCTCCATGGATGCGCTGAACACATTCATGTTCTGCGCGGCGGCTTTCGGTGTTTCCGGCAGGTCGACGGTTTTCGCCGCCTCGCTGACCTCGGCAAGCTTGCCCTGAAACGCCGCAGCCGATTTGATGCCGTCCACGAACGGCGTAATCACGCTGCCGCCCTTGAACAGACCGCTGATGTCGAGTTTGCCGAGGCCGGTCTGTTCGAGGTTTTTCTTGAAGTCATCGACCTTCACTCGCAGGGCGCCGAGTTTGGGTGACAGTTCGTCGATGCCGGTAAGCAGCACCGACGCTTTAGCTTTGGTTTCTTCTGCCATCACTGCACCTGCTGCATCGCATTGATCCGTTGCGCGTGCTCCAGCGATTCGCGAAGCACATCCAGTGGCCTGGCCATCATCTGTTCGGGGTCAACCTTCCAGAACCAGGCCAGGTCATAGGCGACCGAAATCAGGTCGGTGATGGCTCCGACGCCGCACTCATGAAAAAACTCGCAACGGCCCAGCTCAGCGCGTTGAGGTCGGCCAGATCCAGCTGGTTGACCGACGACGGCGGAATGCCGGCGCACACGGCGATGTATTTGGCCGCCACGTCCATGTCGAGGCTGACCTCTTCGCTCTTGTCGATCTTGTACGGCAGCGCCTTGATCGCTCGCACCTCCTGCACCGTCGGACGGCGCAGGACGAGTTCGGTCAGGGGCTCGCCGTGAGCTTCGATCGCAACCTGAAGCTTCACGGCGCCGCTCATTGCCAGGTCCCCTTGATGCCTTCGAATTTCAGCTCGATGGTGGCGTCATCGCCTTTGGAGACGGGCTCTTCGACCAGGTAGGCACCGGCCAGTACGTAGACTTTGCCGTTGCTGAATTCGCAGGTGACGGTGATGTCGGTGCCTTCGATCAGCTTCTTCAGCGGGAAGTCGGCGGTGTGCAGCGCGGTCACTTTGAACGACGGCGCGATGTCGGTTTCCTTGTAGAAACCCGGTACGACGGTTTCGCGTTTGACGGCCATCAGCGGGGCTTCGCAGCCGCCATTGATAGTCAGTTGTGCACCGTCGACCTTGACGTAGCAGGTGCCTGCAATCAGTTGACCCATGGTGTTACTCCCTTCAAATAAAAAGCCCACGCAAGGTGGGCTGAAATCACAGTGTCAAACGGGCCGATCAGGCGACGTCGTCGTACTGCAGACGGAACTGGTTGAGCAGTGCGAACACGCGCAGACCGTTGATGTAATCCGGCGGGAACAGCACGTTCACGCGGCTCGGGTCCTGCACGTCGCGCTCGACGATCAGGTGCTCGGCGAACAGCTCGGCGTTTTCCACGTGGCCTTCGAGTTCGAGCTTGGCGTACTGGGCGATCAGCTCGCCGCGAATGGTCGCCGGGGTGACGATCGGCTGGCCGGCGCCGAAACGGGTGCCGTCGGAAGCCAGTTTGTGGCGACCGTATTTGCTGGTGATCACGCTTTGCAGACGACGCACGATGAACGCCGACTGGTGCATGGTTTCGCTGTCCAGGTACGAGTTGTCAGCCTGGCCGTAAGCGTTCTTCTGGTAGGTGGTGATCGAGCGCTGGATGCGCACGTAGCCGCCTTCGTAGTACGCGGTGGCGATGCCGTAGTTGAGCAGCGACTGACGCTCGGTCAGGGTGAAGCGCTCGCTGGCCGGGGCCGGATCGACGCCCGGCAGGCTGCCGCTCTGGGTCGGACGGCTGGCGTCGGCCGAGATGAACACCGAAGTACGCGCAGCCAGTGCGGCAGCTTGTACCCACACCGGTTGCGGAACGCCCGGCTCCAGCGCCTGAATGGTCATGTGCTGGTCGTTGCGAGCCTGACCGGCTGCTACCAGAGTGCCGACGGTGCCACGCTTGGCGCTGTAGACGTGACCGAACAGTTGCTTGGCCCACGACCAGCGACCGGTGCTGTCATCCATCACCGCTTGCCAGGTGTTGAGGGTGGCCAGGTCGGACCATGGCAGCGCGATGAATTCGAACGGCTCGTCGCCCAGTGCGGCAACCGCTTCAACCTGGTCAGGCACACCGACGCCGCCGGTCATGGCGGTGATCGCGGTGGTCAGGCCGGCCGGGGTTTCTTCGCCGTTGCTCTTGCCCAGTCGATTGAATTGCAGGCTGATGTCGTTGCCGCTCTCGCCGGTCCATTTGGCGTTCAGAGTGACGACGCCTTCAGCGGCGGCAGCGCTCACCGGCAGGTCGGCGGTGGCGTTGATTTTCTGTGCCAGGGCGGTGGCCGCCTGGGCAGCAGTGGCACCGTTGACCACGGTGGCCTGTACGCGGACGCCGCCGACATACAGGTTGAGCACGCCCGCCTGAGTCGCGGTGCCGGTCAGGGTCAGCACACCTTTGGCGATGGCGCCGGTGGCGTTGTGCAGCGGCAGGCACCAGATCTCACCGATCGGGTCTGCCTTGCGGAAGGTCTCGTACATCGAGGCGAGCATCGAGCCCTGACCGCCAATGCTCTTGGCCAGCGCCACGCTGGAGACCAGCACCAGTTTGCCGACTTCAGTCGGAGCGATGTTGTCGTTGACCTGTGCCACGATCAGGCGGCGCATGGACGAGGACGCGCTATTGGCGGCCGAATTGTCCATTTCGGCATAGAACAGCGGTACACGAATGTCCGCAGGGATGTTGCTGAATCCGATCGCCATTATTTGGCTCCCTTTTGTTTAGCTGTTGCGGTTTTGAGGGTGATATCGCCGTCGGCCAGACGCCGGCGCCACCAGGCGCTGTCCAGCACTTCACGGCCTTCCAGTGGCAGCAGGTCGCCGGCTTCCGGGTCCGGCACGGCACGGCCGGCGGTCGGCACTACGGTGATGCGGTTGCTCATGGGGTTACGTCTCCAGAGAAAGTCATTTCCACGCGCCCGTCAGGGCCCGGGCGTTTCAGGTTGGGGTCGGCCGGGTCGATCGCATCGACCCGCACGGTGGCCCCGGTAAAGGACGACAAACCGTCCAGTTCGCGTTCGTGCCAACTCTCCGCAGGCTGACTTGGCAGATTGCGGCCCAGCTGGAACTCGGCAAAAAAGCGCAGCCGGTAGAACGCGCGGCTGCTGTTGATCGAGACCGTCTCGCCGCCGTCGTAAACGATGGCGCTGTAGTTGGAATCGGGTTTGAAACCCACCAGCGCACGCCACAGTTCGGCGCGCAGGTCGTGCAACAGATCAAGCGCTTTTGTAGCGTCCGTGGCATCCAGTGCCAGGATGATTTCGAAGCGGTCGCGGATCGGTTGGCTGGCGGTGTTCTGGGCGGTGCTGGCGCTGGCCACGTCAGCCAGCGGCAAAACATGGGCCGAGGGCATCGGCAGATTCGGGTCGCCTTGCAACAATGCCAGGTCGACACCTGTCGCGATATGGCCGGCAAGGCTTGGGCATTGCGCACGCAGCTGCGTGAGGATCGGGGAGATCTTCATGGGGAGCGTTCCAGGATGTGTGAGTGGCCACAGTGAGGTGTGTGGCGGTGAGACCGGGGGGATCAGTCCTTGGCTTTTGCCTCGGGATCCCGGCCGGTCGCTTCGATCAGGCAGCGATAGCTTTCTTCGCGCTTGCCGCTGGCGGTAACTTTTTCGATCGACCAGCGACCGCGCATGAAGTCCGGCCAGGTGTCATCGAGCACCAGCAGGCCTTCGGCAACCAGCAACGGATCGCCCGGGCAGGTGACCTTCAGCTTGTATTTCTCGCGCAGCATCTTGCGCACTTCGGCTTCGCCGATGGCTTTGGCTTCTTCCACACTGGCCTGTTTCTGACGAATGATCTTGTAGGGCGCCGAGCCGGTTTTCACTTCCACTTGCTTGCCGGCATTGGCGTCCCAACAACAGACCTTGCAACCCTGATTCTGGGTGCGGGCGGTCTCTTCCAGCGTGGCGCTGATGAAGGCGTGATCGCCCGGCCGGTTGTTGTGGGTCACCGACAGCCTGACGTCCGGTATCACCTGGCCCGACAGGTTTTTGAGCTGCGCCGGTTTCGCCAGTACGTAGAGGTCGTTGAACGGTTTGGCCACCGCGTCGTACTTTTTCGCCAGGCGTGTGATGAAGCTCATGTCGGTTTCGTTCGACTGGTCGACATGAGCGATCCTGATCAGCGCCAGTTCGGGATCGACCCGTGGCGAAAAACCGTGCGACTCAACCAGTTTGCGAAACAGCCCGCCAAGCGTAGTGGGGCCATGACTGGCCGTGCGCCGTTCCTTGAATCCGGTTTCGTCCTTGCCGCTGAAAGGCGCGGCCGTCGCGACCAGCGTCAGACGCAGCGGGAACAGCGTCGGTGTCAGTCGAGTGATCTTGAACTGGCCCTTTTCGACCAGACCGGTCTCCAGATACCCCACCCGCAGGCCGATGGTTCCGCCCAGGCTCGGCAAGCCTTCAAGGCCTTCCAGGTCGAGCACCAGCGTCAGTTGATCGGACTCCATGCCGGCGGCATCGATGTGCTCCCAACTGATCAAGCGCTGGTTCAGCAGGTCCTTGTGGGCGCCGTAGATTTCGATCGTCGGCGTAAATCCCTGTGCCATGCAGCCTCCTTAATCCCAGGCCAGAACCGGTTTGATTGCGGCCGGTCTGCTGTCGAGCTCCGGCAACGTCACCCAGACACCTGCCGGCAGGATCGGACCGTGCTCGGCCAGAGTCGGGTTGAGTTTCCAGAGGGCTTCTTCGGCGCTGTCATCGCTGCGCTCGGTTTCGCGGTACAGCAAAAGATTCACCGAATCACCGGCCACGCTTCGTACCTTACGCATTGTTGAACTCCGCCAATTCGAGGGTCCAGTCGACCACCATCGCCGTACCATCATCGATGATGCAGGTCTGGGTTTCCTGAACCGTGGTGATTCGCCACAGGCCCCAGTTTCGGCCGATACCATCAATCAGCGGCAGCGGCACACGAAGGGCTTGCAGCGCCCGCAGCTCATCCAGGCGATCCATGGCCACCGCGTACATTGATTTGCCGGTGATGGTCAGGGCCTCGGGCTTCTGTCCCGTCTGGTGCGACTTGGGTTTGCTGGTGAGGATCTGCAGCTCCGTCCAGCCGCCATCGGACTTGCGCAGAAAACTGCTGTAGGCAAAACCGCGTGACAGGCCAAAGATGAAACTGCCCAATGCCATTTGTTGTTTCATGTGGCGACTCCATCGGTCAGGGCTGCGTCACGTCGTGTGGCGAGCGGATTGGTCGGCATGATCTGGCCCAACTGACTCATCGTTGTCTGCACCACCAGATTGGCCAGTGCCTGGGCGCTGCCCTGATCCTGACCGTTGATGTGGATGGTGGAGTTGAACGTGACAGGCTGGCTCGCGGCTGTAGTGGCTGTGGTCGCAAGTGCCGCGGGGATCGTGGAGGTCGCCGAGGTCGCGATGAGGTCCTTGCTGACCTGCGCAGGAGAGCCGAGACGATCGACTTGTTTCCCCAGCTTGTCGCCCAGGGAATCACCGATGGCCCCGCCCGCCATGCTCCCCAGCCAGCCGCCAACCATGGTGCCCACACCCGGCAGAATCAACGTACCCAATGCAGCACCGACAGCGGCACCGGCAGACGACCCGGCTAACGATGCACCGGACGACACGACGGCACGCTTATCGCCCTTCATGACGCCGGTGACCATTTCATATCCGGCACTGAGCAACCGCAGCGGCGGTGCCCGTCTGGCAAGCAGTCTGCCTGCCCTGGCGTAAGAACCGGACAGTCGAGCGGCGGGTGCAGAACTGACGGCTGATGAGCCTGCAAATGCCGTCATGGTTCCCGGGATGGGCGTGCCGGACATGAGGGGAAAAACGGGGCGAGTCGGCGGCGCGAGCGGTGCCGACGGTGCACGGTTCCGTGGTGCCCGAGGGGTCACCCGACCGATTTTTTCACGTCCGACTCGAGCCCTGATGCTTGACTGGCGAGGCTTGAGCTTGCCGCCTGTCCCTCCGCCCAGCGGTTTGCAGCAGCAACAGTCATGGCCCGCGCTATCTCCGGCAGACGTTTTCTTCGCTTTCGGGTCTTCAATATCGGCAATCAGACCGCCAAGACCGAACGGCAATTTTGAAGCGACGCCCTTGAGCAGTTTGTCGGTGAAATTGCCGAATGCCTTGGCCATCACCGCGACTACGATGGCCGACAGCCCAGCGCCCGCAAGGGCCAATGCCGTCGAGGTCTTGGGATGGGCTTCAGCCATATCGGCCACGCCATTGGTCATATTCGTCAGCGAGTCCAGCGTGCCGGTCGCATCCGGCGCCAACGCCGTGATCAGACGATTGAGACTGGCATCGAACGCGTTCCAGCTTCGCTGCGGGTCTTTGCCCGCAGGCTCGGCGCTGCGTTCAATCGCGCCGCTGTACACCGGTGTCAGTGGATCATCGGGCTTGAGCAATGAAATTGGCGTCTGTGCCTCGCCGGGTTTGCCCATCCACTGACGCACGCCTCCCTCACCCGCGAATGACGATGCCAGGCTGCTCTGGGCCGCTTGCGGGGACACAAGCGTCGACGTTCCTTCCAGTTTGGCCGGAGCGACCAGCGCAAATGCTTTTTGCAGGTCTTCAGGTTTCGCCAGCAGTTTGCGTACACCGTCGTCGCCACTGAAAAGTGTCTTGACCAGCGCCGCTTGCTGCTCTGCCGGTTGTTGCTTCAATGCTGCCAACGCTTTGACAAGGTTGTCCGGTACGTTTTCGGTCAACTTGCCGGGATCAAGCCCCAACGCCTTCCACGCCGACTGCTCGGCCGCCGAGCCTTGGGTGCCTTTGCCCAAGGCTGCGCTGATGCTTTTCACCGCCGCCCCGGCCCCGGCCTTGTCGACGTCAGCGTTGAGCAACGCGGCTGACAGCGCCGCCAACTGCTCGGGCAGAATCCCCGCTGCAACGGCCGACTCGCCGGATTGCTGCACGACCGAGCCGATATCGGCAGCCGTCGCATTCAGTCCGCTGTTGCCCAGATGCTGAGTCGCATCGGCCAGCAGTTGACCTTGAGTGCGATCCAGTTTCATCGAGACTTGCCAGGCCGACAGCATTTCACCTGCCGACTTCAGGCTGATGCCGAACGCCGACGCATTGACCGCTGCATCCTGGGCAAAGTCCAGCAGCACTTGTTCCTTGTCGGCGCCCTTGAGACCGGCGCCAATCCCGGATCTGCCAGCCGCGACTTCGACCTGCACCAGATCAACGACCGTCGCCCCACTGCCGGCAACCCGTTTGTCGGTGGCCAGTTTGAGGTTGGCTTTCGACAGCCTGTCGAGGTCGCCGCTCAGGCCTTGAACCTGCTTGAGCTGGGCCATGGCGGTTGCCAGGGCCATGTCCGATTGCAGGTAGGCCGGCGGCGAGCGTTGTTCAATCTCAGCCTTGAGCTTTGACTTACTCTCGCCGCCTGCCGTCGGCGCGGCAGTTACAACGGGCACCTTGAACGATGCCAGGGCCGTGTTCAGCCCCAAGACAACGGCGCCGAGTTTGATCTGTTCACGCACCAGACTGCGGATGTCCAGGCTGGCCGTGAGCAGCGCCTCTTTCAGTTCGGACAGTGGTTTGATCAGGCTGTCTGTGGCCGATCCCCCTGCCGACAAACCGGAACCCGCGCCTGCGGTTTGCGCGGCGTACATCAGCGAAAACGATGTGTCTGCCATGCCGCTCTACTCCTGTTTCACGCCAAGGCGAGTGATCGCTATGTCGTAGCGGCGCAACGCCTTTTCGGCGTCCCACTCCAGAATCTCCGCCTCACTTACCGGGTAAATGAGCGGCACGATATCGAGGATTACTTCGATGTCGCGTTCTGAAAGAAGGCCGCCGGCTGGTTTAAAAAATCGTCGATGCGCACCTGCAATTGCGTCCAGTCCGGCACGCTCAACAGGGCCAGATCGGGGATCATCAGGCCGGTGCAATGGGCGGTGATGAACTCGGCGCGTTCCTTGGCCGTTTTCAGTTTCTTCATCACTTTGGTGGCCCGCAGCGCCGGCATTTCCAGGCTCAGCGAAGTCACGGTGCGGCCAGTGACGGCGAGCGGCAACAGCAGTTGCACCTGGTCGGGATCGTCGGACTGTTCCGCGTCTTCGACCTGTTCGAGAAAAAACGACGCCGGTCGGGTCGAGACTTCGTGCACGTACTGCGCGATGGTCACGTAGTCCGGGCGCTTGAGCTGGTCGAGTTCCTTGACCGACAAGCCGGTGGCCAGCAGCGCCAGTTCGAAGAACTGGTCGTCTTCGTCATCGCCGGCGCGTTCCAGTGCTTCTTTCTGGGCGGCGTAGAACAGGGGCTTGAGCTGAATCGATTCGATCTGCGAACCGTCGTCACCGGTGATCGGCGACAGCAGGTCATGCTTGGGTGGCATCCACGACATGTATGAATTCCTTGGTGATTCTTGAGGGGTGTTGCAGTCCCTTGTGGAAGCGGGGTTTGCCCACTCCCACAGGGTTTTGTGATTGCCTTTGGCCGAGGCTTACGGCATCAGCACCGCACGACGGGCATCACCGAGGATGTCGACGCCGTTGAGCACGAACTTCTGGGTGCGCACGTCGATGTCGATCACCGGCACGCCGTTTTCCAGGCGGTTGTAGGTACGGCAGGAGAACTCAAGAGTCGTCAGGGCTTTGCCACCCATCTTGATTGCGTCTTCACTCATGGTTTTGAGCTTGCCGCCAATGGTGTGATAGGTGAACCAGGTGTTGCCGTCCTGATCCTGACCGGCTTCACGCACGTTCAGCAGAATGTCGTCGCCCAGTTTCACGCCCATCGCCAGCAGCACTTCAGCGCCGGTGCCTTGCAGCTTGAGCGTGGCATTCAGCGCCTTGGCGCTCTTGGCCATCTCCTCAACGATGAAGCGCCCGCCCGTCATGCTTTCCATGTCGAAATCGATCTTCGGCGGGGTGAACTCTTCCACGGTCGCCGACAGCGGCAGACCTTGCAGTGTGGCCGCGATGGCCTGTCTTACGCGGTTGGTAAACATTAGAGAACGTCCTCCAGGAACTGCTCGATGATTTCATCGCGGGCGTTGAGTTGATAAACCATGTGTTCGTTCGGCGCGTAGCGGCCGTAGTCGATGACCACGTACCAGGTGCCGTTCTTGTACTTCTCGACGCTGTTGAGTTCCGGGTGCAGATACACGCTGCCGCCGGGAATGGTTTCGTCGGCGACCAGGGTTTGCAGCCAGTCGTTGATACGTTTGACTTCCTGATCCATGAACGACTTGGTCAGATTCTTGGCCATGGCTTTCTGGCCGGCCTTCACCAGCTTGCGGCTGATGGCGTCTTCCAGACCGACGTAGCTGATGAACTTGCCGGTGATCGAGCGGTTGCCCAGCAGCGAGAAGCCGCCAAGGATGGTGCGGGCGTAATAGCTGACGCCGTAGCGGTTGAGCAGATCGCCTTCGGTGGAGGTGTCGAGGATGTTGTACTCAACGACCCGCGACACGTCTTCGGCGTAGGTCACCTGGTTGCCCGGGCTTTCCCATTGCTTGACCTTGGCCAGCGCGGCAATCGCCAGACTGGATGGCGCGAGGAATACGTTCTTCTTCGCGGCTTTCGAGTACACGGCCGGCATGTTGTGCACCACCAGGCAACGGTCGAAACCCAGATCCGCACCGCCCAGTTCCTGGCTGTACAGCACCTGATCGGCGACCGAGGCGTCCTTGCCGTCCAGCACCACACGGGCCTTGATGCGCTTGCCGAACGAGGCGAACTCGCTGGCCACAGCCTTGGTGCCGGTGAAGCCCGGCGCGCCGATGATGGTCAGGTCTTCCGGGACGCTGCCCAGTGCCGCCAGACCAAGCTTGCGGCCGGTGGCCGGTTCAACACCGCCGATTACCGCGTTGACGGTATCGGCCGGGGTCGCGCCCGCTTCGACGATCACCACGTACACCGGCACCTTGACCACTTTGAGGATCTGGTAAACCGCGTGGTACAGGGTGCCCTCTTCCGAACCTGTCGGATCGAGCAGCGCGTGGGTGGTGAAGCTGTTGATGCGAAACGGTGCGTTACGCGGAATCAGCGAATCGGCTTTCGGCGCGGTGCCGACCAGACCGATGACGTTGTCACCCAGGCCACCCATGGCCTCGGGGGATTCGGTGGCATTGACGGTAATGCCGTTGTGCTCGAAGTTCAGAACCTCAGCCATAGTCAGTCAGCCTTCTTGGCAGCGGCCTTTACGGCCTTGGTGGTAGGTGTTTTCAGCTCCAGTCGACCGGCGCTGTGCAGGGCACTGGCCTCGACGTCGAGCAGATCAAGTTCCTGGCCGACACTCGACCAGTGCCCACCGCCGGTGGGGAATGGAACGAGCACGGTGTAGGTTTGGCGGGTTGCCATTTTTCGTTTCTCCATAAACGGGAAAGCCCCTCGTTGGGAGGGGGCTTGGTGGGTGTTGAGTGTTTTTTGGGGGAAAGAAAACGCCCCGGGATGCGGGGCGTTTATTTGAGATCTGCGGTATCGGCAGACGATGAGTCCGGCCAACCCTCGGCAAGCATTTCGTCGTGGTACTCGCCTGTCTCGATTGCGCGTAACAACGTCAGCTCCCGGTCAAAGCAAGCCTGGACGTGCGCCCGTACTGCCTTCGCAATATCGATGATTTGCGCAGCTCCAATCTCGACGAATCCTTTCGTTGTTTTGAAATTGCAGCGGTATTCAGGATCGAAAATGGCTGAGAGCCCCATGCTTGCGATCAGCGCCTGGCTGTCGCGGGTTGTCTCGATTTGCAGGCTGCCGACGACAATGCCGACGCCCTCCCGAGCGAAGCGCTCAGCCGCCACAGCGGCCTTGAGTTCATCCAGCGAGACCACCGGAACGCCTTCTGGCACAAAACGCTCGCCGTCGTACAGCCAACCCTCTTCGACCTCGCCGGGGCATTCGATCCAATTCATATCCGGGTGAAACATCGTCTTTATGTCGCCGTCGGTTTCGAACAACTGAACGGCCTTACCCATGTAAAGAAGGGCGTATTTTTTCATCAGGCGTATTCCTCGAAAATCACAACACCGCCAGCGCCCGGTGCGCCGTTGCGCGCTGCCATAGATGGGCCGTTGGCCACACCACCACCACCGCCCCCGTATCCCGTACCGTTCTGAATCGAAGCGCCGATACCGTACCCACTTCCCCCTGCACCAAGTGGTCCGCTACCGCCATGACCAGCCAGAGTCGACCCATTGACGGATATACCGGGATATCCAGGCGCACCAGGCATGTTGAGTAAATTGCCTCCAGAGGATGGCGCCCCCGGATAGCCGCCCACGTACAAGGCATAACCTACCGTCGATACAGCAATAGAAAAGATTGACCCCAGACCGCCCGGGGCAGACAACAGTGCCCCCACCGAGGTGGCGCCGCCTGTGCCGCCACTGGTTCCAGTTGTGCCTGAAGCCAATCCAGCGATCCCTGCAAGACCTACGATGACCGACTGACTCGCGCCAATTTCCTCCGCCGTCAGTAGCGCCTCCGCATAGCTGCCAGCCGCGCCACCACCGGACGCAGAGACTTGGCCAGATGCCGTAGCAGATGCACCGCCAGATCCTGCTCCGCCTCCCACGATCCGAATCCGAACCTTTTTCATCCCGAGCGACGGAACGTAGGTCCCGTTAGCCGTAAACTTCTGAATATTCAGAAGGCGACCAAACTCGTTTTTAATCACTCGCTGCTCAAGCGAGGCGATATCAATCGTTCCCTGGTTAACCGGTGTGTTCCAGGCCTTGATGCACCACATCACCGCCAAGTTGCGCGGGCGGGTTTCGGTCGAGGTACGTGCTACGCGGGAGGCATCAAAATTGGCACCATGAAAGCCTGTAACGGCATTGGTATTAGCAGTTACCAAGGCGGAGTTAAGGGCGACGAAGGCACCCGTTGCCGTCTTGACATCCAAGTTCCCATCAAACCCACCGGTAATATTCTGCAAGGCGTCCAGCTGAACACTTCCAACCGCCCGCCCCGCATCTACGCCACGCCCATGATCCCAGCCGCGCAAGAACTCGCCGCGGGTGTCCGGCAGTCGCGTATAGCTCGCGTCGTCACCGACGATGTTGAATTTCTTGTTCAGGTACGTCGCAAGATGCGGATAGAGCGCGTCCTGAAACAGACTGCCGTTCGCTTCCAGATAGCCAGGCGGCACTACACCAGCCGGGAACGGCATCAAGGCGCCCACCGGTACCGCCGATTTCATTTTTTCCAGCTCGGCGGTCAGGGCGGCGACGTCGATGTTTCCCTGATTGACCGAAGCGTTCCAGGCCTTGATGCACCACATGACGGCGATGTTGCGGGGGCGGGTTTCTGTAGCGGCACCGAAGTTATAGGTTCTTACACGACCGATACTCAGCTCCGCATTGTCACCTTCCGTACGCAATACCCAGTCAGCCGCAGTATCCTTCAACACTACTGTCGGAATCTCTCCATTCGGGTCAACGGCCTGTCCACCTCCCGAGCCTGTCGGAAGAAAATGGTAGTGAGCCTTGAGACTGTCTGACTGAGTACTGCCAGATGCACGCCCGGCATCCACACCCCGCCCATGATCCCAACCCCGCAAGAATTCCCCACGCGCCTCAGGCAACCGGAAATTCCCGACGCCCTCATCCCCCTTGTTGAACTTGCCACCCAGATAGGCGCTCAAGTCCGGGTAAGTCGCGCTGCTCTTGACGCTGTTGTCCAGCTCCAGAAAACCCGGCGGCGGTGTATCAACGGGGAAGGCAACAATCGAACCCACCGGCAACGCCGACGCCTTGGCAATCAGCGCCTCGACTTCAGCCTTGGTGTACGAATCCTTGATGCCGAAACCGGCCAGAGTGTCAGGGTTCGACCCGGCCGTCGCGCGGCCGTATTCGTCGACGCTCAGACTCTTGTAAGTCCCCGCAGCAATCCCGGTACGCCCCGCGAGCATCTTGAATGTCAGCGCGGTGGTGCCGAGGGTAATCGGCGCATTGGTGGTCAGATGCCACAGCGAGTCGCCGTTGAGCGTGCCCTCTTCCACCATCACCGTCAGGCCCGGGGTGACCTTGGCGCTGACGTTGGCATCGTTGGCCCGAACCCAGTCACCGTTGGCCACGATCCACAGGCCGTTGTCCTTGGCCAGGGTCTGGTTCGGCAGCAGCACGCGGTCACCGGCGATCACCGCCACGCCGTCGATCTGCTGCGCACCTTTCAACACCACGCTGGTGGTGGCCGCGACACGTACCGATTGCTTGCCGTCGAGTTTGCCGAGTTCTTCGGCGAGGTAGCTCATGACCCAGGCGCGAGTGGCCTTGACCACGGTGTCGTCGATCAGCAGCGTCACCAGTGAGGCATTGCTGGTCTCGAAAATCGAGCGGATGTAGAACTCTTTGCCCGAGCCGGAGTTAGCCAGAACCGGCTTGAACGACTCCGGGTATTTGACGATCGCGTAGAGAATGCCGGTGTCGGTCCACAGACCGGCTTCACGCACGTACCAGCCACCGACGTCCGGCGGGATGGTGACTTCGGCGAGCAGCCAGCTCGGATTCTTCTCGTCCTGGAACAACGCGTTGAGCGGACCGCGCCAGACTTCGCGCTTCAGCGCGGTGGCGGTTGCTGCCGGGTTGTAGACCCCGCCCTCACCACCGTCGCCGACGGAAATCTGCGTCAACTTGATCGGCGTGCCCGCTGCCTTGCAGGCGGTTTCGTAGGCAATCCCTGCGTTGGTGAGCAGGGTGTAATAGTCAGCCATTCAGGCCCCCTGAGGATAAATAGTGGATGTTTCGACGGTGTACAGCGCAGCCGCCATGAAGGCCTCGCCGGATGTCTCGAGCCCTTCTAGGAACACCGGATAAACCGTGGTCAGCTCACCGCAGAAGGTCGCGGCGCCGATGACGTGATTGCCGAAGGCGCTGAGGCCGACCGACACCGACAGCACGTCCCGCTCGCTCTTGGCATCAGCCAGGCGCCGGTCTAGACGGGCGTCGATTTCTTCGCTGTAGGGTTGTTCGCTGAAGGCCCGCACGGAAAAGCTGTAAGGCTCGCCGGGCGGGGTCTGTTCGTACCAGGCGCGGATTTCCGGCCTGAGCTGCAACCCCTTGGCGGCGTTCTCCAGCGCCTTGCGAGTGCCCGCCTGGCGCGCGGTGGGCCAGGCCAGTTCGACGGTCAGGCGCTTTTCCGCTTCCGGTGCGTCGGTGCTCCACTCGGCAACACCACGATCCGCCGCCAGATACGGCAGGAACGCGACGGGTGTCGAAGCCGGGTTCATCAGTTCGGGAAACGGCGGCGCGACGCGGTCAAGCAATGCGCCGAAGCCGATGTCGAGTGCCCGTTCCAGCGCCGAGCTGTTCGCCGGCAGCAGGGTCGGACTCGGTGTCTGATCGGTCATAGCGTCTGCACCTCGACTTCGACCGCCGTGCAGTACGGCGCTTGAAACGCCGAGCACACAACGGAATCCAGAGGTTCAAGAATCTGCAATTGCACGGCGCCGGCGCTGTGCAGCGTGTAGTCGATCCAGCTCGGATCGACCCGACCTTCGAGGCGATGGCAGCTGTCGGCGTAGGCCTGCAAGTGTTGCTGCGCGGCGACTTTGGTCAGGCCCGAATCCGGACCGGAATTGATCTTCGCCACCACGCGGATTTTGTAGCGCTGAATCTCAGCGGCCTGCACCGTCACCTTGTCCGTCTCGGGACAAACGTCGGGCCGTGCAAAGTGTCGACGTACACCTTCGAGCAGCGTCGGGGACGGTGTACCGTCGCCCTCCCGGGCAAGCACGGTGACTTGCACTTCGCCAGGCGCGGTGCGGCGACCGTTGCCGTCTTTGACCTGCGCAGCGAGGCCGTCCGGGTCGAAGGTGTAAGTGACGTTCACAACTCCCGCATCGGTTGATTCGACTTTCACCGCCGGCCGTTCGCCGAGGGTGAACACCTCACGGCGATACTGCATCCGCGAACCTGCTGCCGGCGCATGGGGCGCCAGGTAATAGCGCAGCCGGGCGTCATCGTCGCTCTCGTAAATTGCTGGCACTGGCGGGAATGCCGCCGGATCACCCGGATCGAGCAACTGTCGCTCCAGGCCCATGTCCGCCAACCGCGCATCAAGGTTGCTGCCGGTGGCCCACCACGCCAGCATCTGCTTGATCCGGGCGTTGTATTTGCGTTCGTGGGTTTGCAGGCGAACGCAGAAAGCTTCAAGCGCGAGGGTCAGCAGTTCGCTTTCGTTTTCCAGGCTGGTCTTGAGTTTTTCCGCGCTCTGCGGCGAGCGTGCGCCGACGTACTCGATGACGAAGGTCTTGAACTCGGCGAGCAGATCCTCGAAGGCATCGACCTTGATCAAGGAGGGTTCGGCCAACTGGTTCTGGCCGGGGATCAACATGCTCATGTCACAACCTCGAAAGTCTGTTGGCGGTTTTTCCAGGTGCCGGCAAATCGCAACAGCAATCCCGCGCCCTGTCGGGTGGCGACGATCACACCGGGCTGGAAATCGCTGATGCCGTTTTGTGGGTTGTAGAACGCCTGAGCCGCGTGACTCTGGGCGAGCAACAGGATGTCGTCGCCCAGGTTCTGCCCCAGCAGCGTGGGGATCAGCGAACCGTACAAGGGCCGTTTTTGTCGGGTGCCCAGCGGCGTGGTCAGGGCCCGGGTCGCGCGCTGCACGAATTGCAGCCAGTCGTCGACCGTGGCCCCGCTGTCTCTATCGATTCCGATCATGGGAAGCTCTTGATTCAGGGGCTGATGACGCGGCCCTGGTGATCCACCAGCGGGCCGCTGAAATGCACGCCCGAGGCGTCGATGGTCAGGCCGACCGCGCCTAGTTGCAGGTTGATCGCTTGCGGGGTCATCGCCAGCCGTGCCGGACCGATGCTCAGCTCAAGCGCTTCGCGAGAACCGTTGAAGGCGGCCGGGCCGTTCTGCCAGTGCAGCGTGTGAGTGGCGTCGTCGTAGCCGCTTTCGCTGCCGTCCTGATGGACGCGACGAGTCAACGTCGGCACCGTCGAGGTCGGCGGAAAACGGTCACTGTTCAGGCCGAACAGCGCCACGCTCTGTGCGCCGCTTTCGCCGCTGCCGTAGTTGAACAGCAGACACTGCTCACCCACCGTCGGGATCCGCGACTCGCTCTGCGCGCCGGCGCTCGGGTTGAAGAACTTGATGGCGGGTGTCAGCAATCCACCGTGGCTGACCCGGCAGGTGTTACTGGCGGCATCGACTTCCTGACAGATGCCGATGCGGCAATAACTCTCGGCGCGCCGGTGCAGGTCTTCGATCTCCGCTTCCATCTCGGCCAGGCGTTCAATGATCGGGCCCAGCTGCGTTCGCAGTAACGCGTCGAACATCGGTCAGGCCTCCAGCGAGGTGTATTGGTCGGGGTCGTCGATGTCGCTGACTTCCCAGGTGCGGGCGAATTTCGGTGTACCGAGCGGGTCGTCCAGCAGGGTCGGGCCGAGGTAGAGGGTCTGGTTGAAGGACAGGGTCCAGGCTTTGTTCGGCTGATCGGCGCGGATGAGCAAAGACGGCAATCCATCAATGTTCATCGGCAGATCGCATTGCTCGCCAGGCAAGCCCCAGCGGTTGTCGGTGATCAGGTTCTTCAGTGCGGCGATCAAATCGCACGCCGCAAACGCCGTGGCAGACAGCGCCGGAATGACTTGCAGCGACAGCGTCAGTACATGGGCGATGCGCCCGTTGGCGGCGCGCTCTCCCGGTGCGTTTCGCTCGATGTCGATCAGCACCCATGCCTTGTCGCCGGGGGCCGTGAAGTCATCATGATTACCGACCTGCACGTTCAGGTCGGCGTTGTTAAGCAAGGCTGTGGCCATTGCCGTGAACAGCTGCGAAGGCTGCTGGATCGGTGCGGGCATGCATGACCTCCTTTTCAAATATCCACACGCAACCCCGCCGCACGGCGTGCAGCGAGACAGGAAACTGAGAGGGTTACTGCGGGTCGCGCGGGGGAACTTCGCAGACGCCGATGCGCTTGGCCGCCCAGCGTTCGTAAAGACCGATGGCCACGTCGGCGCCTGCCATGGCGGTCAGGCAACCGAACGCGCCAGCGGCCCAGATCGACAAGCCTGCGGCGTATAGCAGCATGATCGCCGACACGCCGCAGATCATGCAGGCACCGGAGCGCAGGGCGAGGCGCCGCAGTAATGACCAGCCGCGCGCGCCCTCCTTGTCGGCGCGCCACATTTCGCCGGACACCCCGCCGATGACGGCGAGGAAGACGACCAGCCAGATCGGCATATCCGCCAACGCTTGTTGCTCGTTTGTCATGTCACGCCTCCGGGGGGGTGATAGGTGAGTGATGTGTGCCGGGTTCGCACTTTGATCGTCTGACTGAAAACAGGCGCTTTGCAGACACGGCTAGAAAGCACGGCGATTGCGCCGTGCATTCCCGATGCGGATTTGCCCAAGATGGCAGATCAGAAAGGAGCAACTGGCCAGTTGATCGTGTAGGGATAGCCAGACTGTTTTTTAATCTCACTGACTGCGACGCAGTACTGCTTATATGCAAGCAGCAGCTCGGTCTCGGACGTGCTGGCAACGCCCAGGTCAAGTTTGTATTGCAGAGGATTGACCGTCAGCCAGCTAGCGGCCTGAGTCAGCCGCTGGCGCACCTGGATAACCAGGACGTCGACATTATCTTGATAGGTCAGTTCAGTGAACACCCAACCATTGCCAGTATAGTTGCCCTTCCATCCCACTTGAACTGGAGTGTCGATAGGTAATTCAATCCAATAACCAGACGGCCCTGGTGGCGTAAATTGTGGGAACTCTTCTGCGTCCACAATTTGTACAGCGCGAGTAAAGGGGGTGCTATACGCGTCAACAAATACGTATCGGTTCATCATATTTCCTTATTACAAAGTTCCAATGGATGGTGTTTTCATTTATGCAAGCGTTGCTTTACCCGTGAATTGGGCAAACGGCATTTACAACAGGCAGGCATTCCAAAAAGCCCGGTTTTTACGCCGGGCTTTTCAGTAATGCGCTCCTTCGCCTTCCTTCAATCCTGTGTTCGTGAAGGAAGCTGACTTTTCGGCGCTACTGGCGCGGTACGAGTCCATTCAAATTGTTTTTCCGACCGCGGTCCCTGCCCGCCGGATAACTGCTTCTGGTGCTTTACGCTGCACACCCGGGCCAGTTGCCAACCCTCTGAACCGTTGAGGCCGGTTCATCGCTGCCTGTTCTTGTGGAACTAAAGAGCTGTTGTTGCCAGCCGCTTTGTCGAGCGGCTTGGTGGCAAGAATATGCATGGATGCATATACAGTCAATGCGCAAATGCATTTATTTATGCACGAGAAATGCACGGATGCATGAAAGCCCCGTCGTTCAAGGGTTGGCCGGTTTTCTACAGGCGAAAAAAAACCCGCCGAGGCGGGTTTTGTCAGAAAGGAATCAGGTTACCGGGCGTACATGCCCCACCAGAAGACGTGACCGAGGATGACGATCTGCTCTTCCTGCATATCCTGGAAGCTGTAGTCCTCGTCCGGGTGTTCATCGCGATTGAAGCTGCGCAGACGGATACCGGTAGGCAGGCGATAGAGCTGCTTCACTCGCAATTGACCGTTGTGGTTGATCGCATAAAGATCGCCATCAATGATGTCGCCGATCCCGCACTTGCCGGCATTGACGCCGACCGTGGCGCCGTCGCGCAGTACCGGCAACATGCTGTTGCCCCGTACCGTCACGCATTTGGCCTGATCGAACTGCACACCGTTATGGCGCAGGCTGCGCTTGCCGAAGCGCAGGCTGGAGCGTTCGCTCTCTTCGATGACGAATCTTCCTGATCCAGCAGCCAATTCAACCTCGCGAAGAAAGGGCACCGACACCTCGTCGTCATCGACGGGGGTGTCGTCGTCCCACAGGCTTATGTCCTTGAGTTCGGAATGCAACTCGTCGCGTCCGGCGTTGGCGGCGGGCGCAACATCCGCGCGCCCGCGCAACTGATCTGTGCTCACGGCAAAGTACTCGGCGATCTTCGAGATGTGTTTATCCGAAGGATCGACGATCTTCCCGCTGAGAATCCGCGAGAGCGTGGATTGAGGCACGCCGGTGCGACGGTGGAGCTCCGTGGGGGAGATCCCGTGCTGGTCGAGCAGTGCTCTTAAGACGGTAGATACGTTGCGTTTTTGCATAACGCGCATAGTGCTTGAAGTTTTTCGTGAAGACAAATGCTGATTTGCATAAATCGTGCATAGTCGACCTTTTCAAGCCAGATAGCTGTCACCCGGCCGCGATGCCTGCGTACCACAGACTGCCCATGGTAACCTTGCGCCCATCGCGGAAATGCCCGGCCACTGCCGCGCTTTTGCCCCACACCTTTGAACGAGTTGCCTGACAATCCGATGAATAAAGCCGTCTCCGACCTGTCCTCCCACACTCCGATGATGCAGCAGTACTGGCGCCTGAAGAATCAGCACCCGGACCAGCTGATGTTCTACCGCATGGGCGACTTCTACGAGATCTTCTACGAAGACGCGAAGAAGGCGGCCAAGTTGCTGGACATCACCCTGACCGCGCGCGGTCAGTCGGCGGGTCAGGCGATTCCGATGTGCGGGATTCCGTATCACGCGGCGGAAGGCTACCTGGCGAAGCTGGTCAAGCTCGGCGAGTCGGTGGTGATCTGCGAGCAGGTCGGAGACCCGGCCACCAGTAAAGGCCCGGTGGAACGTCAGGTGGTGCGGATCATCACCCCGGGTACGGTCAGCGACGAGGCGTTGCTGGATGAACGTCGCGACAACCTGATCGCGGCGGTGCTGGGCGATGAGCGTCTGTTCGGCCTCGCCGTGCTGGACATCACCAGCGGCAACTTCACCGTGCTGGAGATCAAGGGCTGGGAGAACCTGCTGGCGGAGCTTGAGCGGGCCAACCCGGTCGAGTTGCTGATCCCGGATGACTGGCCAAAGGATCTGCCGGCGGAAAAACGCCGTGGGGTACGTCGTCGCGCACCGTGGGATTTCGAGCGCGACTCGGCGCTGAAAAGTCTCTGTCAGCAATTCTCCACTCAGGATCTGAAAGGCTTCGGCTGCGAAACCCTGACCCTGGCGATCGGCGCCGCCGGTTGCCTGCTGGCATATGCCAAGGAAACCCAGCGCACCGCCCTGCCCCATCTGCGCAGCCTGCGCCATGAGCGGCTGGACGACACCGTGGTGCTGGACGGCGCCAGCCGCCGTAACCTGGAGCTCGACACCAACTTGGCTGGTGGCCGCGACAACACCCTGCAATCGGTGGTCGACCGTTGCCAGACCGCCATGGGCAGCCGTTTGCTGACCCGTTGGCTCAACCGTCCGCTGCGCGACCTGACCGTGCTGCTGGCTCGTCAGACCTCGATCACTTGCCTGCTCGACCGCTATCGCTTTGAAAACCTGCAACCGCAGCTCAAGGAAATCGGCGACATCGAGCGGATCCTGGCGCGGATCGGCCTGCGCAATGCCCGCCCTCGCGACCTTGCACGCCTGCGTGATGCACTCGGCGCACTGCCTGAACTGCAAGTGGCGATGACCGATCTGGAAGCACCGCACCTGCAGCGTCTGGCGTCCACCACCAGCACCTACCCGGAACTGGCGGCGCTGCTGGAAAAAGCCATCATCGACAACCCGCCGGCGGTCATCCGTGACGGCGGCGTGCTGAAAACCGGTTACGACAGTGAACTCGACGAGCTGCAATCGCTGAGCGAGAACGCAGGCCAGTTCCTGATCGATCTGGAAGCCCGGGAAAAGGCCCGCACCGGCCTCGCCAACCTGAAAGTCGGCTACAACCGCATCCACGGTTACTTCATCGAATTGCCGAGCAAGCAGGCCGAGTCGGCGCCGGCAGACTACATCCGCCGTCAGACCCTTAAAGGTGCCGAGCGCTTCATCACACCAGAACTGAAAGAGTTCGAAGACAAGGCGCTGTCGGCCAAGAGCCGCGCTCTGGCTCGCGAGAAGATGCTCTACGAGGCGTTGCTGGAAGATCTGATCAGCCAGTTGCCGCCGTTGCAGGACACCGCTGGCGCGCTGGCCGAACTGGACGTACTGAGCAACCTCGCCGAACGTGCGCTGAATCTCGACCTGAATTGCCCGACCTTCGTCAGCGAACCGTGCATGCGCATTTCCCAGGGTCGTCACCCGGTGGTCGAGCAAGTGCTGACCACGCCGTTCGTGGCCAACGACCTGAGCCTGGACGACAACACCCGCATGCTGGTGATCACCGGCCCGAACATGGGCGGTAAATCCACCTATATGCGCCAGACTGCACTGATCGTGCTGCTGGCGCACATCGGCAGCTTCGTGCCGGCGGCCAGTTGCGAACTGTCGCTGGTGGACCGGATCTTCACCCGGATCGGTTCCAGCGACGACCTCGCTGGCGGGCGTTCGACCTTCATGGTGGAAATGAGCGAAACCGCGAACATCCTGCACAATGCCACCGAGCGCAGCCTGGTGCTGATGGACGAAGTCGGTCGCGGCACCAGCACCTTCGACGGTCTGTCCCTGGCGTGGGCAGCAGCGGAACGTCTGGCGCAGCTACGCGCCTATACTCTGTTTGCGACGCACTATTTCGAACTGACCGTTTTGCCGGAAGCCGAACCGCTGGTGGCCAACGTTCACCTCAACGCTACCGAGCACAACGAACGCATCGTGTTCCTGCACCATGTGTTGCCGGGGCCGGCGAGCCAGAGTTATGGCCTTGCGGTCGCACAGCTGGCCGGCGTGCCGAGCGAGGTGATCGTGCGCGCTCGTGAGCACCTGAGCCGCCTGGAAGATACCGCGCTGCCGCATGAGGCGCCGAAACCGGCCGCCAAGGGCAAACCGGCGACACCGCAGCAGAGCGACATGTTTGCCAGCCTCCCGCATCCGGTGCTGGATGAGTTGGCGAAACTGGATCTGGATGACGTGACACCGCGTCGTGCACTCGAAATGCTCTATGCACTAAAGAACCGGATCTAA